CCCGATCTATTTGTAAATGCCGTTACTACCTTTGACGGTAAAGCACTCGCCAAGGGGCAACGGCAGATAGGCGGCTTTGAGAAAAGCGTAAAAAGTTTAGCTAAGGCTTTTGGTGTGACGTTTGGAGCTGCCGCTCTAGCTCAATTTGGCAAGTCTGCCGTTAAGGCTTTTGCCGAGGATGAAGCGGCTACCGTACGCCTTACTCAAGCGGTGAATAACCTAGGACTCGGTTTCGAGGCTACTCGGATAACACGCTTTATAGCCGATCTAGAAAAGTCTGCCGCTGTAGCCGATGATGTTTTAAGGCCGGCCTTTCAATCTTTGTTATCTACTACAGGCTCAGTTACAAAGTCTCAGGATCTATTAACTCTTGCCCTTGAAATATCGGCAGGTAGTGGAGTCGATGCCGCCGAGGTTGCTAAAGATCTAAGCCTTGCCTACCTTGGACAAAGCAAGGGCATATCTAAATACAACACAGGCCTTACAAAAACAGAATTAGCCGCGGCAGGTTTCCTCACAATTCAAGAGAAACTTACCGCGCAATACAGCGGCCAAAATGCAGCGCGATTAGATACATACGCTGGCAAGGTATCAGCTGTACAGATCGCTTACGGCAACCTCCAAGAGACAGTAGGCGGCGCTTTAATAGATGCTTTTGCTAAACTAGCAGGAGACACAACTACAGAGGATCTAACAGAGAGCGTAGATAACCTTGCCGATAGTTTGGCAGCTGTAGTAGAGCTTGCAGGACAATTAGCTACGCCTTTTGTAGGCTTGGCTAAATTGTTTGGGGATGCCTCAACGGCCTACACAAAGGCGCTTTACAAAGTAACAGGTACTCCGTTTATGGGCAAGGTAGCAGATCGTCAATATGGAGGCGCTGCCGCCGATAAATATAGATCTATTGAGGAAACGGCTAACGCCAAGAAAAGAGCTAAGGCCGAGGCTGAGGCGGCTAAGCGCCAAAAAGAATTACTAGCCCTGCAAAAGAAAAGCGCTTTAGCAGAAAAAAATAAACTTTCGTTATCTCAAGCTGCCGAAACCTTTGATACAAACCGTATCTCTATCGCCGCTGCTCTTAGAGCTACCTATGACAAAGAGACACGCTTACGCCTTGAGGCGCTTATGGCTATTGAGGATGAGGACGGCGCCAAAGCTTTAGATCGTATTGAGCAGCTAGGCCTACTTACAAAGGCTAAACAAACAGACAAGCTAAACGGCCTTAAAGGCATTACCGAAACAGAGTTATTAGGACTTAATACGACACTCATGACCGAGTTAGCCAAAATCGAGGCTACAAAGGCAGCACGTATTAAAGCTATTGAAGCCTCAGGGGCAACTCAAGCGGCTAAAGATGCAGCAATTTTACAGGCTATTGCCGATGCCGATACGGCTCAAGCTGCCGCTTTTGCTAAATATAACGATGCCCTTACTAAGCAAGGTGGCCTTAATGATCTTAGCTTTTACTCACAAAAAACTCAGATACAGACTCTTGAAATTTTACGTATAGCATCACTAGAAAAGACTACAGCTGCCCAATTAGTAGCCGATAAAATTGCCTTAGCCGCTGGCATAAAGACATTAGAGGAGATAGCGGCTAAACGTAAAGAGCTACAAGAGGCAGATGACAAAGCGATGGCCGAGGCCGCCGCCGCTAGAAAAGTTATTGAGGATAAAGCCTTTTCGGATTATTATGCTGCTCTTGCCGCTCAATCAGCTGCAAGGCTCGCAGCCGAAGCAGACTTAACTACAACAAAATTAAACAGTATTGCTACGGTGGCCTCTGCCGAGGCTGCCGCTAATGCCTCGGCTATTGCCGGAGTAGCCGCTTTATCCGCAGCTATTAGATCAATACCGCCATATCCAACCTATACACCGCCGCCTAAGTCTGAGATGCCGGGTTTAGGTTTTCTAGATGGTGATAATGGCACTATTGATCTAGGGCCTAATCTCTACATAGATCCCGGCCTAGTAAATCCCGGTGGCGGTAATAATTACACCGTTACGGTAAACGCTGGAGCTATTGCCTCTCAAGATGAATTTGCAGCTTTACTACAAGATACGATCCAACGGCTTAACCGTAACGGTGATCCTCTTACTACGGCCGGTGTGGCATGACCGTACCCGTAATTAACGCCTTTATTAACTTTTCTACAGGGCCCTCTTTTGGTGCGGCCATGGTATTAAATAGCGGCATATTAGGTACAAACGTGTTATCTGACAGTAATACTCTTATCGTGGATG